AGGAACGGAAGTTCCAGTGGCAAAGTTGGTAGGTTTGAAGTTTTGTGTATGCGGTTTTGAAGGTATATAAATAAAGGGGATTAGTTCAATGGTAGAGCACCGGTCTCCAAAACCGTCGATGGGGGTTCGAGTCCCTCATCCCCTGCTTTAAAAGCCTAGTAAATACTAGGCTTTTTTCTTTTCGTGTTGCATGTCGTGTTGCATCATACTTTCAAAGTAAGTATCTATTTTCTTATCTACCTCTTTTCTTTCCGTACTAAAAGTATGTGTGTAAATATTTTTCATTACATGCGGAGTTTTCCATCCACCTCTTTCCTGAGCGTATTTTTCCGGGATGTTCAATGCAGCCATGACAGAGGCATTAACGTGCCGCAGATCATGAAAGGACATGTGCGGAAGTCCACTCTTTTCCAGAAGGGCATTAAACCGGTGATGAATCTTATTGTAAGTCATTGGAACGATAACATCTCCCTGGACATTATTGATAAGCTCTTTTATGTAGGGTGGCATCTTGTGCCTCCTAAGTCTTGTCTGCACCTTTCCTGTACTTTTTCGGAAATCTTTATTGTCTGCACTGACTAATACCTCATGTATGGTAATATAATCCCCAGAGATAGATTTCGACTTAGTAAGCCCTCTGATTTCCGACATGGAGAAACTGAGCCACATGGCCAGAAGCACTGGAAGCTCAATATCTGTTCCTTCAAATACAGAGAAAATAGCATCCGGTGTGTTAAGCTCTTTAATCTGTCGGTGATATTTCGGTAAAGTGACGGAGCAGTTTAAATCCTTTCTGTAAGTGTTTAGTGCTGCTGTGATTAATCCATATTCGTTCTTTACTGTCTTGGCAGAAATAGTTTCCATTGGCTTTTTCTGGTTCTTTCTTTTTGCTTCTTGGTTTACCGCCTCTTGGAGCATTTCTGTGGTGATATCCCTGATTGGGACATCCATTAGGAACTTGAAACCGTTTTTCCGCTTCTTTTTGTAATCTGAAATGGTAGTAATACTCAGGACTGCATCTTTTGATTCAATATACTTATCAATCGCAGTCCCAAGGGTGATATTGTTTATTTTCAGGATATCATCCTTTTTTGCCGCCCAGTCCGCAGCTTGCTTTTCTGCATCACGTTTCCCTTTCGGACCAGGGATATCACTGGTGAAGGATTTATAGATTCTTTTCTTTTTTGTAGTGCCGTCCGGCTGTGGAATTTCTTCGGTGTGTGAATACACCTGACACCGCCAGGAGCCTGACGGAAGTTTTTTAGCTGCTGCCATAATTCATCTTCCTTTCTATATTTGGGTATAAAAATAACAGCCCTCGAAAATATGTTCCGATTGCAGGCTGTTTCCGAAGATGATACAATATATTTGAATTGGGGTATCTGTCTTCGGATAGTTACTTGCCGTCCTTGTGCTGGTAACACAGGGGCGGTTTTCACATTTGACAAATAATCCAGCTTGACATATAATATACTTAACAAGAGAACCGTTGGTCAGTGCACACCTGACCGCCGGATAAAATAGGTTCAAAAAGTAGCACCTTACTTTACCAGAGCAGGGGTGCTATTTTTTGTGGTTCAATATAGTCAAAACAAGAGTTATGACAGCACAAAGCATAATTACAAAAGTAAATAAATCACTGTATGTAACCATAAGCACCAGCCTCCTTTCTTGCGTCCGGCGGCTGATATAGCACCCCAACGGTTCCCTGGGTAAGTATATTATATTGTCAAGGTGGACTCTACTAATTAGTTTTGCTTAGCGAAATTACTGTGGTACAGCAGAACTCATATAAGCATCTGTGATTTGCTGAGACTGTTCCATATATACGTTAGTGAGTTTTCCGGCCCACTCTTCATAAACAGAATATTCATCTCCATTTTTTAACATTAAACTAGCCATTTTTTCAATGCCTTCATTACTGATTTCAGCAAGTTTGCTTATTTTGGCATTAGAAATTTCGGCTAAAGCATTGATATCTCCAGACTTAGAGGCAGCTTCTATATTGTATTCTTCTACAAGCCCAGGTGTAGCTTCCTGTATCTTTTTTGTGTATTCATCTAAAATTTCTTGATACGTAGTGTCTGCAATAGCTTCTGAGGTTGCTGCATCTACAGCGTCCGCAGCATCTTCTAAAACTTTAGAGGCATCACCCAATGCAGTTTCTAAGTCTTCAACAGATTCTTTAAGACTTTTTTCTTCAGCACTGTCTTCTTTACTTTCAGTGCTTTCCTGTTTTTCTTCTTGAGCACTGCTTTCCTTTGTGGTTTCTCCACATCCAGTAAAGCTAAAAGCCATCACTGATGCTAATATTATTGCTACAATCTTTTTCTTCATCTTCTTTTCCTCCTAATGGTATGATTATTTATTAAAACGCTAGTAGCGAATTAATCAATTCTTTTAAAATCCATAATCTTTTCATTATATCCAGCAAGCCTCGCTAACTGATTTTTGGTCATGCCTGGATTTTCATATATGAGCGAATCCTGTATAAGCAACTCAGCAGCGAAGATATTTGCTTCCTTTTCAATCCATGCAGTAGACAAAAATGTTTTATTGCGGATAAAATAACAGTTTTCTGTTCTATGCAAAAGTGCATGGCCAAGTTCATGGGCCATAACAAAATGCATGTCATTTTCAGACAAATCTTCGTTTATAAAAATGCATCTATGACGTTTTAGATATAGATAGCATCCGCTATATTGCCCCATAGGACCGACTATGTATTCAATTTTAAGAGCGTCTGCTATCTTAAAAGGATTCTGGGTGTTGTATTTTTTTATAAGATGCAAAGCTATCTTTTTAATATCTCTATTCAATATATAACACCTACTTCTTATTCTTGTTTGGGTTATACAGGTCCTTATTGATTTTCTTTAATCTGATAAGCATGGCCTCTAATTGTGTTGCAAACAATTCTCGGTCATCCTCGGGGATATCGTTTCCGTCAAAACTTGCAGGACCAGCTTCTTGAGAGTTTAATTTATCCATAATGGATTCTAAATCTTTTGCAATATCGCGTCTATCTTTACCTGTGAGATTATCTGAAGTATTTTCTGTTCCAGTCATTAAATAAGTTGTGGAAACACCTAAAAATTTAGAGATTTTTTCAAGTCTGTCGGCAGGGAATATCCCCTTTCTTAACTGACCAATATATCCATTGGAGAAACCAAGTTCTTTTTCTAATTTTGAAATAGGAATTTTTCGTTCCTTACATATTTTTTTTACTCTTTCTACACTATTCAATGGGTACCTCCTAAATTAGAGAAAAACCTAAAAATGGTATTGACAAATTAGAGATTACCCTATATAATGACTTTAGAATTTAGAGAAAAGCCTAAATAAAGAGAATCTCAATATGTTTGTGGTAATTCATATTTTAGATTATTCTCTAATAAAAGTCAATACTTTTCTCTAAATTCAATAAGATTAAGTAGGAGGTGAGAGAGTGGTTTTAGAGAAAATTAGAGGATTGTGCGATAAAAAGAAAATCACGATTTCAGAACTTGAAAGGGAATGTGGGATAGGTAATGCAACTATTTCACGTTGGGACAAATCGTCTCCGAGAATGGATAATTTGATAAAGGTAGCTGATTACTTCGGCGTAAGTATTGAGTATTTCTTGGAATAGGGAGGTAACATGAACGAATTACAGATTTTTAACAATGAAGAGTTCGGTCAAATACGAACAGTAACAATTAATGATGAACCTTGGTTTGTGGGGAAAGATGTGGCAGAAGCATTAGGTTATGAAAGAACGGCTGATGCGATTAGACAGCACGTTGAAGAGGAAGACAAGCTGACTCGGTGTTTTGCCGACTCAGGTCAAAACAGACAAATGTACATCATTAACGAATCAGGCTTATACGCTCTTATCTTCGGTAGCAAATTGGATTCCGCCAAACGTTTCAAACACTGGGTAACCTCAGAAGTGCTTCCATCAATCCGCAGAACAGGTTCTTACGAAATGGAGCAGTATTCCCCGGAAATGAAAGCTATCCTGATGCATGATAAGAAATTAGTAAAGATGGATGAGCGTGTGACTAATTTGGAGAACACCATGACGATTGATTACGGACAACAGCAAGTGCTTGGAGAAACTGTTAATCATGTTGTGATTGATCATCTTGGCGGAAAGAACAGTGAGGCATACAAAGAAATAGGGAAGAAAGTATTTGCAGAGTGCAATCGTGACTTGAAACATTACTTCCATGTAAATGCAAGAAACAACGTACCAAAGAAAAAGTTTGAAGAAGCAGTGGAATATGTGAAAACATGGAATCCTTGCACAAATACATTATTACTCATAAAAGAATGTAATTCGCAAATGAATTTCTTGGAGTAGAAAGTGAGGCAAGGGAGACATGGAAATTTTATTCGGGATATTTCTGTTTTTAACCGTTGTAATGTTAGTTATGTGCATAGGCTTTCTAGCAATAATAATTTACGGAGAAACCAAGGATGATTTAGAAGAAATTTATGGGAAATTGAAAGAAAGAAGAAGAAAAAAGAAATGAGGCCCTTACCTCAAAATCACGCACAAGGTAAAGGCCAAAATCATGTATCAAGAAAAGCTTTTCTTTGAGTTTATTGTAGCAGAAGAAAAGAAGAAGAACAAGGGGTGTAAAATGTAAGGTTTTGGCGAAAAAGGAGGTGTTCCATATGCCAGTAGTATATCTAACCGAAACACAAGCCAGAGAAGCCGGTGTCACACAGGTTTTTAAGACTGCAATTATAAAGCAGAACACAGACCAGAAATCCCTTGCAAAGAAAATCGGCATGAAATATAGCACGCTACACAAGCGTATCCACATGCCAGAGACAGCAACACTGGGAGAATTGTGGAAAATCATGGATGGTTTGGGGATTCCTGAAGAAGAAAGATTAAAGATTGTGAGGTGAGAAAGATGCACAAACAAACAATAAAAGACGCACTATTCTGGACAGTCATATTATTTAATACCGTTCTGGAAGTACCAGATGGCATGTCCATGCCGGCACAGATATTTGGTGCAGGTACAATCTTCTGGTTGGTCTATACGCTGCTAGATAAGTGCAAAGAAGTAACTAAAAAAGTCCGCCAGGCCTAGGAACCAAATGCGGACAAAAACATAAAATACACCTTTATTGTAAGGTGTAGATAGGGAGGATGTCAAGATGATTAATGTAGAAAATGTGAAACTTCCATTTGATGAAGATGGAGAGACAGTGACTATAACGCTTAGTAAGTACAATTATGAAACGTTAGTAAGGAAATCTGCATGGTTAGAGGCCATTAAAAACATGGCATTGCAGCGTGATGTATTGGATGGAGATACCATCCTGGCTATATGCGGAATCGTAAAAGAGGAGGAAAAATAGTATGTACGTCGGAATCTGTAAAGAAATTGGAAAAACAGTTTCGGACGAGGAAGCGTTCGATTATGCATTTGATAGGTGTATGAAAGGAACTGAGAAAGAAAAACAGGAGTTCCGGGAGGTGCTGGATAGCGAAGAACTTATTAAAAAGATAATCGTAGACTGGTATTTTTCCGGGAACTGGGTACATAAGGAGGATGAAGAGTATGAGCGAGCATGATTGGAAAGTACATATTCCAGCGAGACAGAAAAGCATGACGGACAAACAGGAAGTGATTCGTGTATCCCCTGAAGCCTACAATGCTCTGGTAGAAATTTATAATGAATCTACTCTGTCTATTAAGGAATTGGCCAGTATTTTAATTTTAGAAGCATCAAAAAGAGTTGTCTACGATAAGGAGGAAAATTAATGAGTAAAGTAGTTTGTGTTGCCGGAGAATCCGGTTCAGGAAAAACAACCAGCATGAGAAATTTAGACCCGAAAACAACCTTGTATATTGACTGTGATAAAAAGGGCCTTTCTTGGAAAGGATGGAGGTCACAGTATAATTCAGAAAATCAAAATTATATCAAGACAGACTTTGCCCAAGTGGTCCAGCAGACCTTGCAAAAGGTGGATAAAGTTGAGAAATGGAAACATATCAAAGTTGTGGTGATTGATACCATCAATGGTCTCATGGTTTCTGATGAAATGAGAAGAAGTAAAGAAAAAGGTTATGACAAATGGGTGGATTTAGCTGCCTGCGTCTGGGATTTAGTAAATGAAGCATATGAATATCGTGATGATTTAACCATCATATTTACAGCCCACACCCAGACAGACCATGACGAAAACGGTTATATGTTTACCAGAATCAAGACATCCGGAAAAAAACTGGACAAGATTGTCTTGGAAAGTAAATTTACAACGGTCCTTCTCAGTAAATGTGTGGATGGAAAGTATAAATTTGAGACCCAGGCCAACAACAGTACAGCAAAAACTCCTATGGGGGCATTTGAGGAGTTTGAAATTGATAACGATATTGTAACAGTAATCAAAGCATTGGAGGAATTTTAAGTATGAAAAAACCAAATAATTACGAAAACACACAGGCATCAGGAGATTTTACACCGGTAGAGCTGGGAGGGCATTACCTCACAATTAAAGATGTGGCGGAAATGAAATCAAAAAGCGGAAAAGACATGATTAGGGTATCCTTTGATTTTGCAGCAAATGATAAACAGCCAGGATACTTTATGGAATCTTTTAAGAATGACATCCGCCCGGAGAAGAAATGGCCAAACCAGGCAACACAGTATATCTTAACAGAAGACAGCGAAGGAAACTGCAGCCGGTCCTTTAAAACCTTTATTACCTGCGTGGAACATTCCAATAAAATGCAGGTACAGTGGGGTGAAAACTTTGGACAGCAGTTTAAGAATAAGGCAGTAGGCGGCGTGTTCGGTCCCCAGTTGGATTATTATGAAAACAAAGAAAGAGAAAAAAGAGTTCTCCGCTGGTTTGTATCTGTGGACAAGGTAAAGGATGTTCAGGTTCCAGATATCCAAGAGACTCAGGCATACAAAAACTACAAGAATGGATATCACCCAAGTGCAACATCAGCAGGAGACGGATTCATGAACATCCCGGATGGAATTGATGAAGAGCTGCCATTTAGCTAAGAGGAACATGTTATGTCAAACGTAACTGATATTACAGGACAAACATTTGGTAGGCTTACAGCTTTATATAGGGTAGGTACAAAAATCTACCCTTCTGGAGGAAGATTGTCGATTTGGCATTGTAAATGTATTTGTGGAAATGAAATCGACGTGAATCTATCTGCTTTAAAATCAGGAAACACTAAAAGTTGCGGATGTTTGCATGTGGAACTCACAAAATCTCTTAATTATAAACACGGTGAATCTCATAGTCGTTTAAATGAAGTATGGAAGCAGATGAAAAAGCGTTGTAAAAACCCAAATGCAAAAGAATATAAATTTTATGGGGCAAAAGGTGTAAGTGTCTGCAAGGAATGGGACGAATCTTTTGAGGTGTTTAAAGAATGGATGATGGAAAATGGATACGATGATAGAGCAGAACGTGGGGCTTGTACTATAGACAGAATCAATCCGTTTGGGAATTATGAACCATCAAATTGCAGGATAGTTAGCATGAATATACAGCTCCAGAACACGAGGAGGAATCAGAGTGCAGATAATGATAGATACGAGAGAAAAACAGCATGCAATTAAGCGAATATTGTCGGAATTTGAAAAGCATGGTATTCAAAGCATCTCTTCGAAATTGTATGTGGGTGACTATATGTCCCTGGACAATCCCCGGATCATCATTGACCGGAAACAAAATCTCCAAGAGCTGTGCGGAAATGTCTGTCAACAGCATGAGAGATTCAAAAAGGAGTTATTAAGGGCAATAGATGCAGGAATTCAATTAATTATCCTTGTAGAACATGGAAAAGATATTTCTTGTCTGGAAGATGTTTATTTCTGGAAAAACCCAAGAAAGCATGAAGTTCGGTGGAGAGTTGTGAATGGCAAAAGAGAAAAATATGTGGTATCCGATAAAGCAGTTGATGGAGAGCAGCTGTACAAATCTCTTTGCACTATCCGGGATAGATACAATGTGAGATTTGAATTTTGTGAAAAAAAAGAGACAGGGGAAAGGATAGTAGAGCTATTGAGTGGCTGCTATGACTAAAGAGGAACTGAAAAATACATATAGCATGAAAGATGTGATAGGAAAATACGGATTATTTCCAAACAGAGCAGGGTTTGTTTCATGCCCTTTCCATTACGGAGATCACACAGCTTCCTTAAAAATCTACAAAGACAGCTTTTATTGTTTTGGATGCGGAGCATCTGGGGATATTTTTGATTTTGTTATGAGAATGGAACGCTGCGATTTCAAGACAGCTTTCGAGTTTTTGGGTGGAACTTATCAGAAACCAACGTTCTCATCAAGGCTCGCAATTTACCAGTCTCAAAAAAAAATGCAGATGAGGGAAAAAGAGAAGCAAAGAGAAGAGGATATAAAATCTCTTAATATTGCGAAAATAAGCCTTCTGCAAGATTTTCTGAATAAATCAGAGCCTCTAAGTAATGTCTGGTGCGATTGCTACAACCTGTTGCAGAAAGAATTATACAGACATTCGATTTTAAACGGACTGGAAAGTAGGTGGTAATGTGGTTCCGTTAAATCAACTAACTAGAGAAACGATTCTGTCAAAAGAAATTCTGACCGAAGTTTTTGACCAGGAAGACGAGTTATACAAAGCGGAATTGTTAGCCTCTCTCGGACTTCGTGCAGCAGAACTGAAAGTAAAGACGGAATTTAAGGATTTAGTGGCTGCTTACAAGAGAGTAGAAAGAGATATGAAAAAACAAACCGTAAGCAATGATATCAGCCTTTTGGATAACTGGACGAATTTTTCCGGACCGTATGACAATATGAAGTGCAAAACCTGGATAGCTTCAGATGATGGAATTTATCAATACAACCCAAACCCTATGGCTCCTGATCTGCTTGCCTGTTACCATCCAATTCTTCCGGTTGAAAGATTTAAGAATCTTGAGACCGGAGAAGAACAAATAAAAATAGCGTTCAAGAGGTCTGGCCGCTGGGAAGAGATTATCGTACCAAAAACACTGATTACGTCGGCCAGTAAAATTGTCGCATTATCCTCCAGGGGCGTGGCCGTTACATCTGAAAACGCAAAGTCATTGGTACGATACCTTTCAGACGTAGAAAACTTAAATGACAACGAAATTAAGGTGCAACATTCAACTTCAAAACTAGGATGGGTAAAGGGAGATTTTATTCCCTACGATACAAATATTGTGTTTGATGGAGACGGAAGGTTTCGAGATTTGTTTGATTCTGTTCAGGAAAGAGGTTCGGAAACAATCTGGCTAAAACATATGACAGAACTAAGAAAGACAGGTCGTGCAGAAGTCAAATTTATGTTGGCTGCGTCTTTCGCAAGTGTATTGGTTGGGCTGCTTGGTGGGCTTCCATTTTTCGTAGACCTGTGGGGCGAGACCGAGGGCGGTAAAACAGTATCGCTCATGGTTGCAACATCAGTCTGGGCAGACCCGGGAGAAAGCAGATATATCGGGGACTTCAAGACAACAGATGTTGCCCTGGAAGCAAAAGCGGATATGTTAAATAATCTTCCTATGATTTTGGATGATACCAGTAAGACTTCTTCTAGAATCCGGGATAACTTTGAGGGCGTTGTATATGATCTCTGCTCTGGAAAAGGAAAGAGCCGTTCAAACAAAGAACTTGGCATAAACCGGGAGAACCGGTGGAGAAATTGCATCATTGTAAACGGGGAACGGCCTTTGAATAGTTATGTGAATCAGGGCGGTGCAATCAACAGGATATTGGAGGTTGAATGCGGAGAAAAAATTTACAAAGACCCTCAGGAGACAGTAGAGATTGTAAAAAAGAACTATGGATTTGCTGGCAAACGCTTTGTTGAAATCGTTAAAGAAATGGACATAGAGGAAATCAAAAAAATTCAAAAAGAATTTCAGAAGCAGTTATTTGATTCAGACAAAATGCAAAAGCAAGCAATGTCATTATCCATTATCTTGACAGCCGATAAAATAGCCACAGAACAGATTTTTAAGGACGGGCAGTATATTTCTATAGAAGAAGGCAAACAAGTGCTTATTGACCGCTCTGCGCTGTCTGACAACGAAAGGTGCTATCAATTTATTCTGGACAAAGTAGCTATGAATGGACAGAGATTTGATATTGCCACGAATTGCGAAAAATGGGGTGTTTTTGAGAATGAGTATATCGTTTTTTACAATCAGGCGTTTACTGATTTGTGTAAGTCAGGTGGTTTCTCCAGGAAATCCTTTTTATCTTGGGCAGATAAAGAAGGTCTAATTAAGACCAACAAGGGCGAAGTTACAAAAAATAAGAGAATAGGAGATAAAATACATAGATGTGTGTATTTAAAGCAAGAAACTGAAAATAATCTAAAAACTGATAGTGATGGCTTTATGACGTTAGAAAATAGTGAACAAGAAATGTTACCGTTTTCGTAAATGTTACGGGCGTTACAGTGTTACAGACGATTCCCTATATAGGTATTTTTAATTTTATTTTTTATTTCTTACATGGATTAGAAATAAAATAAAAAAATTTTTCCTATATAGAAACTAACCGTAACACCGTAACAAACGTAACAAACAGTAAACACCGCATAAATACTAGGTTTTCGTGTTGCAAAAACGTTACTAAAAGTTACGAAACGAGGAAATTAGATGGATATTAAAAAATATTACGAGCTATTCGCAGACTTATGGAGATTATTTAAAAAATACTCCTCACCAGATCACAGCGAATTATTCTGGAAGTTGTACGCCGAAGATGTAAAAGCACTTGACAGTAAGTATGAGTATTTAGAATTGTTTCGAAATCTGGTGCTGGCAGTGACAAAGGAGTTGGAGAGAATTGAAAAGCAAAGCTAATCAAAAAAAGAACATATAGTACGTATTTGTTATCTCTGTGGAAAGACCATTGAGGATGAGGACTACGAATATGTCAGAACCAAGAGAAAAACAGATATCTGGATGCATAAGCGGTGCGTACCGAAAGGAAGGAGTGAGCAGAATGCTGCATATCATAGATAACTACTATGCACAGACAAATAATTATGGATACAGCGTTTTAAGAGATACAGGAAAACAGAACCCTAAGACTGGTGAGCAGACATACATCACCCTTGGATATGTTGGGACAATCAAAGAGGCGCTTGAGCTGGTTAAGAAGGACATTGTACATAACCACATTAAGGCGAATGATATGGAGCTTGCACAGGCTCTTGGGTATATCCGGGAGCAGACGGACAGGATATTGAAAGCTATGGTAGGGATTGATATATGACAGGAAAAATGGATAGACATTGCAGCATGTGCGCCTGCTGGCAATACAATGAGCGCATTGAGCAGAAACATGGCATGGGTTCCGGCATCTGCAAGCGTGATAGCGAAGTTAAGGGATGTGACAGGAAAGCGTGTCTGCTGTATGAGGAAAGGACAAAAACATGACAAGACAGGAAGCTGAGCAGCTTATACGGGAAAGAGGATTCCGAATCTGGGCAATCCTGGGAGATAGAGAATTCCAGGCTATGGATGAAGGTGGAATTAATCTCTTTGTGGACTGGGGGCAGGATAATTTCCGTCTGGTCTGGATGGTACCAAGGTCCATATTCCAAGTGACGTGTCCGGAGTGCGGGCCATTCTCCTGGGATAAACAGTTTTACAGGATGTACGGGAGATTTAAGAATCTGATTGAAGAGATTGTTTGCAAGATGGATGGAGGAAACAGAGATTGAACAGAAAAGAAGAACAATGGAGAAATGAGGGTGCAGCTTATGCGCTCCGGGTAGTGAAAGATAAAGGCGTAGATGGTCTGGAAAGAGATTTGAGGTGTCGGGGTGTTTGTGGAATATCCGTTGTAGTCCCGGAAGAACATCTTAAAAGCATGTATTTGGTGCTACTGCACAGGTTATCAGACACAATCAGAACATTAGCTCTATGGACGTTATACGAGGACTATGGATGGAGAGGGAAACGTCTGAAACAGTATATTGAGCGGATGCTGAGGCACACGATGGTTTGTGATAGCTGGGATGCATATGCAAACCGCTATGTGAAGGTCTCTGACATGATGAAGGAATTAGAGGAACAGTGTGGTGTTGAATCCGCCTGGGAGGAAATGGAAAGCAATCTAAGGGAAGCAGACAGCAAGAACAGATATATTTCCGTAGACCTGGCAGTAAAAACACTTTTGGACGCAGGATACGAAGAATCCGCTGCATTGATTTTAAAAAAGTGGCAGGATAATAGGGAGGTGTAGACATGGATAAGAAAGATTTAATCCCCGGAAAAACCTATCTCCGCAAGCACAAAGCAACTATGCACAGCAGATACGGCAACAAAGAAGCTGAAGCAGAGGGCTATATCGAATGTATGCAGGTGACACCGGCAGGGGCAGTATTTTATCAGAGCGGAAATTTGCTGAAACTGACGGATGAGGAGATAGAAAGAGAGGTAAGGGAAGATGAAAGATAAATTTACAAAAGCAGATTTGAAAGACGGGATGGTGATCGAGCAATATAATAAATATAAATATTTAGTGATTGGTGATAGAGTGATTGGATTAATTGGTTTTAATCCATTGAGCCAATATAATGATGATTTAACAAATGAGTTAGGCGAAGAATATGGGGTTGAAAAAGTATATGGAGTAAAAAATCGTTGCGTAAATAAACTTGAAAAAATATTCGACAAAAATAATCTTGAACTTATCTGGGAACGTACAGAAACCAAAAGCATGACCACAGAAGAAATGCGGAAGAAGTTGGAAGAGTTGACAGGTGAGAAGATTGAGGTTGAGCCGAGCAGGGAAGAGATGATTGGCAAAATAAAGTTATATTGTACTGGACAATCAGATTGTGCAGAGTGCATTTTATTAGGCATGTGTGAAAGATGTAATTATTGGAAATTTGAAGATTCTAAACTTAAACAATGCTACGAGAAGGTGATGTAAGTTGGACGAAAAGAAAGTTAGAGAAGCAATCAAAGCATTAAAAATTACAATTGATATAGGCAAACAAAAGATTGAGTATAACAAAACTTTTGAACCTAAAAATGATAATGAACCGATAGAGAAAAGTATTGAACATGCAAAAACTGCAATCGAAGCACTGGAAAAGCAGTTGCCGAAGAAACCTATTTGTGTTCCGAAACGATACACCGAAGAATTAGGCTTTAACGATGAATTTTTATGTCCAGTTTGTAAAAGCTATGTTGGATATTTTACAGAAGGAATGAGTGAACCAGAACAAATGGAATATTGCAATGATTGCGGTCAACACATAGCGAAAGACTGGTCGGAATAAATGAGTTGAGTTAACTCGGAAAGGTAAGTGGAAATATGTATAAAGATATAACAACTCATTCTCAAAGAGATAAGGAGAGAAAACCAAGTATATTGGAAAACGAAACAAATGGAATCAGATTCACGGTGCATAAGCATATTTACTATGGCGATGAATGGCTTTTAACTTGTAGAGATTTAGGAGTTGAACATTTGCACCTGGAAACAGAAGATATGGAAGAAGCAAAAGAAAAGGGAATTGTTGAAATGATTAAGTTATTGGGTGACAAGATTAGCCAATATGAAAAGGCGATTGTTGAAATCAATAATTAGACAAGAGTTCCCTGCGAGTAATCGTGGGGAACGGAAAGGTGGAAGAGACATGAAAAATAAAAGAGTAAGCTGTAAAGGAAATGCTGCGGACATCCCAGCTTGTGAATACGATTCTGCTTGGATTTGCAAACATCCAAAATGCAAGTCTATTGTTTTAACATCTACGATGTATGGGGCAAGACCAAGTGGATGTCCTAAAGTAGATACGTGGAATAGGAGAGTGGAAGGATGATTTTATTTTGTCCGGAATTGGTGGGAAAAGAAGAAGTAAAGGCAGCATTTGTTGGACATGGAGATTTTGTTAGACCAGTATTGAATCCATGCATTAAAGAAAAATATGTGGCTTACAAAAATGGAAAGTGCATGAAATATGACAATGAAGTGGAGGTAAAAGATGATTGATTTAGAATTGCAGAAAAAGAGATTTGTAAATCATGTAGCTAAATTCACGGATTATGGCAACATCAAGATTGTAGATTTCAAAATGCCTGATAGCGGCGAATACAGAATCAGATTCCTTTTTGAAGAAGATTATTGCCGGTTGCATATTTCTGGGGATTTAGGAGAACTTATTGCAACAAATTATAATAATATGACATTTAAAGGTTTTTCGGATTTTGTAAATAATATTGGTTATTTTAAAGGAAAAATCGATTGCCATAACAGAAGAATATATACATATGATTCCGAAGATGCCAAAAAAGATTTAAAAGAATTATTGGAAGAATGGGATATGATGGAAGAGGTTTTACAACATGATAGATATGAGTGGGAAACAGACGAAGATAAGATAGAAGAGTTTTATGAAGGTGTACTTGAAGATTTTTCTGAGGATACAGGAGTTGGTTCAAAAGGATATGATGCACTGTCAGAATATTTCAGTGATGCATGGGAATTTGTTAGTGATATCGGAAAAAGACCTACATACATTTTAGATGTGTATATGATGGCATTCAAACTAGCAACAGATCAGTTGAGGGCGAAAGGAGAAATATAATGAACGTACTAGAGAAGATTTTGGAAGAGATAAAACAACCGACAAATTACACTGTTATGTGCGGAAAGCATTTTACAACTATTGACAGAGCTGAAGAAATCATCCGTTCCCACATGGATGATTGCAAAACATTTGAATTTGATTTTAACAGAGTAAAATCGTTTGATTGCCAATGCGGAAGACATTATGTAAATACTTATAATAATGGTTGGATTCCAGTGGAAGAGAGATTGCCGGAAGAAGAAAATGAAAGATATTATCCAATGCTGAATGTGGCAACATCATACGGAGCTGTTAAATGGGGATTTTACAGAGTTAGAGATAAGCAATGGTATATTTATAGTGAAATCCATGATGAGTTTATAGAAGCCCGTGACAAGGAAATAGTAGCCTGGCAGCCGCTTCCAGAAAGATACAAAGGAGAATAAACAGATGAGTAAAATAAACATAACAATAGAAATGTTTTTTGAGATTAAAAATGCAGAAATGTACGGAGGAGAAGGAAGCACTGGATATGCAGAGATAAAGGAAGATGTGTGCTTAGAAAGCATGAAAGAATATGATTTACAGAAGGATGCAGAAGGAAAAATAGAAGGATTCGCAAAGATGTTTCAGGTAAGCAAGGAAGATGTACGAATCATATCGAGAACAGAGTATGAGGACAACACAGAGGAGGATTAATTATGACAGAACAAACAAGAACCTGTGCCACCTGCACAGAAAATGATGGAGGCCTGTGCGATTTAAAAGGCATCCTGGTAGAAGATGATGATACATGCGAAAGATGGAGCAATAAGCAAGCAGACTGGAAAGAGCATATGCTGCATACGTTTCTGGCCGGGCATTAAAGAAGGTGACTAAATGGAAGATAGATGCATATGTTGCGGGGAAATAATCCCAGAGGGAAGGCAAGTATGTTGGGCATGTGAGAGAGGAGAAGTAAAGATGAATAAAGAAGGATACAAAGACCCAACGGCAGAAATAGCAGTACATAGAGCTAGCCGGATGCCAAGACACATCTGGAATATCTTTAAGGAGCTGAATCTGGTAGCAGGGAAATCCGGGGTGGAAGTGACGGAAATCAGAGACAAGGAGACAGGGAAGAGATACAGGAGGTGATTCCGGTGGAGGTAACAAAGGATATATTAATCCAATATTGCGAACTCCGAGAGGAAATCAAAGATTTAAGAGAAAGGATAGACAGAGATGGGCTGAGATTGCAGAAAATTGAGAAAGAGGGAGTAGTATCTGATACAGTTACCGGAACCAGGGCAGATGGCACTATAGGCAGTATCAAGATAACGGGCTTCCCCATTCCTGAATACAGTACGGTAAAGGCTATGTTGAAAAAGAGAATAGCAAAATTGCAGATTATGGAAGATGAGCTGCATGAGGCAGTGAATGCGGTAGATGATTTCATAAATGCAATTCCAAAAAGTGATTTAAGACAGATATTCAGGCTTTATTACATAGATGACCTGACGTGGGATATGGTAGCTATGAAAATGAACTATCGCTATCCAAAGAGAAAAACAGAGTACACAAAGGATAATTGCAGAATGCGGCATAATAGATATCTGGGAAAGGAAGAAAATTTATAAAATGTTCGCCTATGTTCGCTTTTTCTGTGATAGTATTTATACTGGGAACAGAAACAAGATGGTTTTTCATAATAAGTACTCCTTTTTGTATTGATGGCAGCAGGGTGTCACAGCCCTGTTACTGTATCAGGTTCAGACGGTAACGCCTATATGGTGGCTTGAAAGGTAAATGCCATAAAAGACCGTCAATTCTCTTTTTATATAAAGGTATTTTATTACACAGTGCCGGTAAGAGGCAGTCTACTTCATGGTTATGTTACTGCCATATCAAAATCAGCCGAGGATAGGCTGGAAACCATCAGGCAACCGGTATAACGGCACATATGGGTTGCAAGTTTGGAAAGTAGCTCAGTTGGTAGAGCAGGAAACAATTCCAAGTCCCAGGTTCGATTCCTGGCTTTCCAATTCTCCTAAATGGAGACCCTAAAATATTTTCTTTAATTGACACCCTGTAGAAATATGGGGTGTTTTGTTGTAAAAAAATATATTTTATTATATAATTGTAAAAATAAGAAAATATTTAAGGGTGGCAATATGGAAGAGATAATGTTAGATAGTTTATTAAATCGTACTATACCTAAAATTAAGGAAAATATCCATTTTTGGATGGTGCGAACACAAGGTGGAGCTTTTTATTCAGAATTTTATAAAAATAAATTTGTTGCTTTTGGTTGGAATTACATTGACAAACAGACAGATTTAAAAGATAAAACGTTAAGCGATAGAGTAGAAGCGAAATATGGTATGAAACAAGGAAATAGAGCAATAAAAAAGTGTAATTTATTTATGAATAATATTCAGGAAAATGATATTATTTTAATTCCAAATAGAAGGTTAGAGGAAATTATCATTGCAGTGGCAAAGGAATATTATGAAGAAGACAAATGTTCTATAGAAGATGAAAAAGATGTTTTATGGAAATTAAAAAATGAAAGACACTTGTTAAAAGAGGTAAAATGTCCTTATAAAAAAAGATGGAAAATAGATGTATTGAAAACTGTAAAAGGCGATAAGCTTAATTATCATTTATATAAAACATTGAGAAATTATAATGGTATTGACGATATAGATGAACATGCGGCATATATTTTGAGCCTTATTTTTGATGTGTTTTTCTACAGTAATGATCTTTACATTGCTTTAAGGGTTAATCAACAGAAAGATATTGGGTTGGCCGATTTATCTGGAGTTTTATATGGAAGTCTTCAGTATTTATCACATTTTGTAGAGAAAGAAAAGATAATTTCAAAGGTCAGTGTATGTTCGGAGGGAGACATAATCTTTGTGGTTAAAGAAATATTTGATTATGTTAAAGAATATGGACCTACATTTGTATATACTTTTTTAGGATTATTTGGTGGAACGTATGGAATTATAAAGCTTAAAGAGGTTCCAGAATTTATTAAAAATATTGTTACGATAAAGGAAAAATACAAACAAGAGACAATAGAAACGAAAATGAAACAGGAAGAATTAAGCAGCAAGGAATTGGAGAATGAGCAGAAGCGGATAGAACTAGAACAGAAAAAGTTAGAACTATCGTTGGCATTAAAAAGACAAAGCATTAATGGATTGCCAACGGAAGCAGAAACCGAACTCATTGTTCAGGCGAGAGAGCCTTTGAATGTATCTGCAGATAAATTCTCGTCTGAGGATGAAGCACTTACTTCTGCAATCGTAGAAGAAAATATATAATTAATTTGGTCGAGATGAAGGATAAAACAACAATTGTCGAGAAAACAAATAATAGCCAGCAATCATTAGTGAGTAAAAAAGAGTATGGAATTATGCAGAACAGTAATGAACTTATTAAGTAAAACATGGCAAAAAAAGTTACAATTCTGAATATGAAATTGTATATGTGGTTAAGAATTTTTACTGCTCTATTCATGATACTACCTCCTTTTAATTATATTATACAACAGAATTATAAAGATTGGTATTTATTTGTTTGCCAAATATGTAAAAAAAATGTAGACAAGCACTGGGTGAAAACTCAGTGCTTTTTATGGACCTTTAACTCAGTAGGTTAGAGTCCCCGGCTCATAACCGGGCAGCCCTGGGTTCGAGCCCCAGAGGGTCCATTTACAAAACAAACGAAGAGAGGTGGTGATGTTTGGATGGAGAAGTAAAGGCAACAAATGCAGAACTTGCCTATCAGGATTACCTAAAAGGCATGAAGTACAAAGAAATAGCCGAGAAATACGGCGTGACTATAAATACAGTAAAGTCCTGGAAGACCAGATACAAATGGTCAAAGGATGGTAAAAAAAGTGTGCACACAAAAACAGGAAAGGTGTGCACACAAAAATTCAGACTGGGAAACCAGAATGCAGCAGGGCATGGAGCCCCGGAAGGAAACAAAAACGCAGAAAAATATGGATTCTTTTCAAAGTATCTCCCAGATGAAACCAGGGAGATTTTTTCTGCCATAGAAGAGGCAGATCCACTAGACCTTCTCTGGCATCAGATACAGCTTGCTTATGCGGCCATTATTCGAGCACAGAAGATTGCCTATGTAAAAGACCAGGAAGACAAAACAGTTGAAAAGGTGGAAGAGAAAAAAGGAAAAATAATGGGAGAAAAATGGGAGGTGCAGCAGGCATGGGATAAACAAAATGAATTCTTAAAAGCCCAGGCCAGAGCCCAGGGAGAACTTCGTTCCCTTATTAAGCAATATGATGAAATGCTGCATAAAAACTGGGATATGGCAACAGAGGAACAAAGAGCAAGAATTGAAAATATAAAGGCTAAGACAGAACAAATAAAAGGTTCCGGACAAGATGAAACAGAAGATAAGGTGATGAAACTGTTCGACTTAATTGGAGGTGCTTTGGATGCTGGATCTGAGTAAAGCATATACTCCAAAGCAGATAGAAATCCTAAGAGCGTGTAGAAATACAGACTGGTTCCTACTCATAAATCATGGGGCAAAACGTTCTGGGAAAACGCAGTTGGATAATGATATTTTCCTGCAAGAGTTGATTCGTGTTAGAAAAACTGCAGATAAACTGGAAATTGACACACCGCAGTACATTCTTGCAGGATATTCCATGGGAAACATTCAGGATAATATTTTAACAGAGCTATCCAATAAATATGGATTTCAGTTTAAATTTGATAAATTCAATAATTTTACTCTGTTTGGAGTAAAGATAGTGCAGACATCACATGGGAATATCAGTGGACTTGGACGCATCCGAGGAATGACAGCTTTTGGTGCTTATATTAACGAGGCCTCTTTAGCAAATCAGGAAGTTTTCGATGAAATCAAGGCAAGATGTTCGGGACCGGGAGCTAGAATCATTACAGACACCAACCCGGATCATCCAGAACATTGGCTTCTGAAAGATTATATCAAATCGGAAGCAGCAGGCATCATGAGTTTTCACTTCTGTTTGGACGATAATACCTTCTTAGATGAGCGCTATAAAAAAAATATCAAAGAATCTACGCCAAAAGGGATGTTTTATGATAGGGGCATTAACGGGGCATGGGTTTCTGGAGAAGGGGTTGTGTATCCTGATTTTGACCAGAACGTCCATGTGATTACACCATTGCAGGCAAAGCAAATTATCTTTGATAGGGTGTTTTGTGGAGTTGACTGGGGATGGGAGCATTGGGGTGCTATTGTGGTGGTTGGCGTTAAAGGCAGCAGTTACTACATTATTGAAGAACATGCTGCACAGCATAAGTATATCAAAGATTGGATAATAGTAGCGAAGGATATCATCAGACGTTATGGTGATGTCCCTTTTTATTGCGATCCAGCAAGACCAGAGCACATTGCAGCGTTTCAGAATGCTGGCATTGATGCTTATGTGGGAAATAACCGTGTACTTTCTGGGATTGAAGCAATTGCCACTCTTATGACGAATAAACAATTCTTTATCGTATATTCCAAGTGCCCAAGGTTTAGGGAAGAAATTTATAAATATATCTGGAAGAAAAATACCGGGGAACCACTAAAAGAAAATGATGATGTTCTCTGTGCAATCCGGTATGGAATTTATTCCGATATGACAGTGAATGAGATTGAACTACCTGGACAGAGCATGGCTGATCAGGCGGAGAAATTGAAAGGGATGTTTTAAATGTTAGAAGTAAATAAATTTGAACATGGGACAGATACAGCACATCACACCTCAAAAAGTTTTCAGCAATTGTACGGACCAGAGACAAACCGCTCCTATCGTGCTAATAGTGCAGAGGAAATCTTAAACGATGTGAATAAACTGGCTGCTATGATTCAGAACCATCATGAAGTGCAATGCAAAAGACTTGAGGCATTGGATGATTATATCAAGGCCAGAAACGGTGGTATATACAGAGATACCTCCAGGAGAAATGAAAAAGAAAGAGCGGATCACAGGGCAGCCCATAATTTTGCTAAGGTCATCAATGTATTTGATGTTGGTTACAATACAGGAGTTCCTATCAAAAAAGTAAGTGATAATGAAAAAATAAATGAAATCATTGCAGAATACGATAAGGAAAATGATATTGAAGCTCTGGACAGTGAGTTGTGGCGGGACATGAAAAAGTATGGAAGAGCTTATGAACTCCAATACAGAAACAAACAGGATAAAGACAGGTCGGTTATCAGTAATGTGTTTGAAACCTTTGTGTGCTATGGTCTGGATGCAGAAAGAACGCCACTTTTTGCAGTCCGCTATCCTAGATACCAGGTAGAAACTCAGGAGTTCACTACCGTTACCGTTTATACAGATAAAGAGGTAATCACCTACAAACCTTGCCAGATGAATGCATTAAAGCTGGAAGAAGAGAGGCGGGAACAACATTACTGGGAAGAGGTGCCGATTACAGAGTATTCACCAGACAGATACCGCATGAGCGGATACGAGGATGTAATCCCCCTCATTGATTTATATGATGCTGCACAATCAGATACTGCTAATTATATGACAGATTTAAATGAAGCAACTATGGTAATTACGGGAAATTTGAATCTGAATAAATACAAAACAGATGATTTAATAAAAATGAAAAAAGCAAATTTAATGCTTTTAACAGAAGGAGTGAACCCAGATGGAAGTAAATCACAGACAGATGCAAAATACATCTATAAGCAATATGACGTAACAGGGACGGAAGCTTACAAAGAAAGACTGCAAAAAGATATTCATAAGATTTCCTTTGTGCCGGATTTAACAGATGATTCTTTTTCTGGCACTCAGTCAGGGGAGGCTATGAAGTACAAATTATTCGGATTCCAGCAGATGGCAAAGACAGGACAGCGAGGGTTCAAAAAAGGACTTATGCGAAGATATCGGCTGCTTCTGAACATGAAAAACTACGTGAATGAAGCTGATAATGCGAGCCTTGATAATTTAACCATTACATTCACACCAAACCTTCCAAAAGCTGTATTGGAAGAGTTGAAAACACTTGTTGATTCCGGTATGGAAATTAGCCAGGAAACCCTCATGGGACTTGCCTCCTTCATTGATGATGTGAAAGCAGAGTTAGAAAAAATCCAGAAAGAGGACAAAGAAAACGAGCAAGACCCTGTTATGGCTTCTATGTTTGGAAATCAGGTGCGGCAGGATGATGGGGGGCAGAAGTTCAGGGTAAATCATTAAATGGTACCCAGACACAAAGCCTTATTGCTATTATGTCACAATTTAGTGCCGGCACTCTTTCAGAAGGCCAGGCGGTGAACCTGATATCTACAGCTATTGGCATTGGAAAAGATGAGGCAAGAGCAATATTGGATGGAGAATTATAAATGTCTAGCAAAGAACATAGAAAACATGTGGAATACTGGAAGAAAAGAGAAAAAGCCCAGAGAAAGAAGAATATCAAAGACGATGTAGTGTATCAAAAGCAGATAGAGGAAATCTACCAGAATATGCTGGATGAAATCCAGAAGGAAATTAATGGTTTCTATGTCCGGTATGCGAAAAAAGAAGGAATTACCATTGCAGAGGCTAAGAAACGCGCATCTAAACTGGATATTGAGGAATATGCCAGGAAGGCAAAAAAGTATGTGGCAGAAAAAGATTTCTCAGATAAGGCCAATGAAGAGATGCGCCTTTATAACCTTACCATGAAAGTGAATCGTCTGGAACTGTTAAAGGCTAAGATTGGACTGGAACTGGTCAGTGGATTTGATGAACTGGAAAAGCTTCTGGGAGAAAAATTAACAGAAAAGACATTGGAGGAGCTGGAAAGACAGGCTGGAATCCTTGGAAAATCCATACAGGACAATGCTAAAGCGGTACATGCTATTGTAAATGCTTCTTTCCATAACGCAACTTTTTCAGACCGTATCTGGATGTACCAAGACATGCTAAAGGCAGATTTATCGAAACTTTTGCAGCAGAACATCATACAGGGAAAACACCCAAGAGAACTTGCTACACATCTTAGAAAGCGTTTTGGAGTAAGCCAGTACAATGCAGAACGTCTTATGATTACAGAGTCTGCCAGAATACAGACAGAAGCCCAGAAGCAATCCCTGGAAAGGAACGGGTTTGAATATTACGAATATATAGCCTGTGGCAAGAGTGATGTATGTGAAATCTGCAAAAGCCTAGATGGAAAACATTTTAAGGTCAAAGATATGATGATTGGCGAGAATGCTCCTCCTATGCATCCTTTTTGCCATTGTTCTACAGCAGCGTGGGAAGGTAGTGAAGAGTATGATGCATGGTTAAACATTCTGGATAAAGGCAGTACTACATCTGAATGGGAGAAATTCAAAAAGAGTAAGGAAAAAGAAGAAAGCAAACCAAAGTATAAATATAAAGACACTATCATTAACAAGCCTATGATTAGTTCTGCAAAATACCGGAGAAAGTTCTCGGACATTACCGGAGATTCAAAAATAAGTAGAATATTATGGGAAAATGCTCTAGATATGTTAGAACACCGCAATGGAACAAAGTATGAAGATTTAGCCTTCATAGATAGTAAGACGGGAAATGCTGAAATCAATAAGGGCTTCGATAAAGAGAATACAGCTTTACCCAACAAGAGCATGAAGAAGCTATTAGAGAATGCCGGTTTATATTCTGTCATTGCAATTCATAATCATCCAGGAAGCAGTGCACCTAGTCTACCTGATATCATGGCGTGCATAGACAGAAAATATAAATATGGATTGATTGTTTGTCATGATGGGAAAATTTATAAATATTCCGTTGATAAGAAAAAGTTTATTATTCCATTAGCATTTTCCGCTTGAGTTTCCGCAAACTGTAATTCAAAAATGAATATGTCTGCCCAAAGTGCCAA